ACTAGATACAGGCGTAACACCTAGCGGACCTCTGGCGAACCAGATATTGCTAGGCGAGAAGTCATCGATTCTAGTTACCACGGATTTAGGATTGATTTCACATCCTCATGTGAATTCAATTCCTCTCTGAGGTATTTAAAACCTAGTGAGATGCTTTTAGCTTGAGCCTTTTTGGCTTGAACACGACGTTCAGTTCCGATCACTTGAGATGGATTAACTTCCAACTCAATGAATGATCGATAAATGATCGCGTCGTAATCAAGAGGCCAGTTATCTAAGTTTTGATTCAATGTATCAACATTGGTCACTAACTTTAGATATTCGGATTGAAGGACCATCATCACAGGCATGGATAGCTTGTGATATTCCTTCATATCTTCAGGTAGACCGGAAGCTACATCACTCATCATCCCCTGTTGCTTAAATATAAGCTCAGTTTGATTCTGAATGATTCCTCTTGAAAGGAAGTTCTTTGTCAGGCTGACGACTTCATCGTCGGTCAGGTCCTTAACAAATTCCTCCTTCCCAAGGAAGTTAAGATAGGATCGTAGTAGTGGAATATCTTCCAGTCTTGACAGATAAATCCAGAATGCAACCCCCTTTCTATGAAGTTTCTCTATGAACTCAGCTGAGTAGGTTTTAAAACCTCTACACTGTTCGTTCCTTAGAGCTTTATAAAAGGAGAGTATGAATTCAGGATTGACCTTGAAAAGATCTGGGTAACCCCTTCTTGTTGATTCTTTAAGAACCATTAGCAGTTCTGTTATACCTTTAACGGTTGTACAGACACCTGCAACAGGAAAGGCGGTGACTTCTTCACCCTTGAAGAAGACACGCTTAGCAAACTCAAAAGTGTCAGATGCTACCAGAGTTTTCTCTGGTGAGACATCAACACCTAGAGTTTCTAAGTTACTTAGATACTTTTGTGCTACAAGATCATTTCTGATCACTACATCATCACCTAACATTCGATAATCGAGAAAAGGAAGCCTTAAACCAGCTTCCTTAGCCGAGAATTGAACTAAAAGGTGATGCGTTACAGAGAATGCTGCCCAGGAGCTATACGCTCCCATTGGTTGACCACACATATAACGATATTGCTTATCTTTATATGTGAATGGTTCACCGACCAGCAAATCTCTCCACGCGGTCTCTATGCCCTTACCAAATAACCTCTCGATAACCAATGACTGTAAAGCCATTGGGAAACGATCGGTTGCTGAGGTAAGGTCTATAGACCAGTAGTTCTGAGAAATATCCCCGAACGGTTGGATATCTTGACCGACAGTTAGATCGGACTTCCAACAACTTAACACCCACAGTAAATGTGAGTGAATAGGTTTTAAAGAAGTCTGTGTCCAATAGTCGCAGATTCCAATGACCCGCAACTTTCCTTCTTTGTCATCAACTGTTGAGAGCCTCCGTAAAACTGGGTTGCTTTTACGTTCTGGCTTAACAATAGATGGCCAAAGATGGAAGTATTCAGCTATGTGAGAAACTTGGTGAAACCAAGTTCCCAGATAGCGCAGCGTGTGTGAATACCTCACCATAAAGTGAGGAAAATCAAACGTAGCTGTTGAAAGAGCGGGTCCGTTCGGTCCCATCCTAGTAGTGGTGTGGAAATCATCCCAAGGAGTTAACTCCTTGGAAGGCAAGATTTTAGGGTCTACCAAGAAAAGTCTAAACTTTTCTTGCAGATCCCTAAATTCCGTTCTTGGAGGGAGGTAGATTGGTTTCAAATCAATCTTCTTCCATCCAGGAATGATCCTACTTATCTGATAAATAGTTAGGACTGCCCTAATGGTTCCAACATCACCCGCTATCATTAAGTCACGGATTTCAGTCCCGAGAAGGGAAGGAAGTCCGCACTTAAAGTAGCGGATTCCAGCGTATCTAAATGGCTTTGACGCCAGGAATCGATAGATCGAAACTCGATGCTTCTTAAGCATTGAGATCGTTTCTAACGCTCCTCGTGTTCGAATCCATAAGGTTACGGCTGCGTGCACTCTTTCAAGGAGACTAATAAATAAGTCTGCCTTGAAATTAGGTTTAAAACACAATTCAAAGATCCGGAGTAGTAGTTTCGTGACTACGAAAAAGAGTTTGATTTGTTTTAGAATCTAATTTAAAGAGTTCTCCGCTTGACCTCGGAGAACGTGCGCACAGATCTGGAAGAAAGTTTCTTATTCGTCGATAAGAGGAGGGATTAGCACCTCTCACCCAAGACCATATTTCATGGCCCAGTCTTCTTCGAAGATCTGATGATATCACGCACCGAAAAGGTATAGCATGCTTTACCTACACAGTGCAGCCCCTGATAAGGGGGTTACAGTGGTGGAATCACAGAAATGACCATTTTGCCAGTCATTACTCTGGACAGCCCTTAAACAGGCTGCGATCCGACTCTCAGGAGACGCCATGAACTAAGTCTAGACGTCAGGCCTTCGAGCCTCACTCTCGGCATCAAAACCGGGGGTGTTAGCCTTCTATTGATTAGAAG